TCCAGCCTTTGCCAGCCCTCCAACAGCTCCTGTAAATGCGCCAACAAATGGTGCTACAGCCTTAACGATTTTAAAGCCTTTATATGCAATCAAGAGTTTCGGAAGTGCCACCGCTACTTTTGCAATCGCGTCCGAATGTTTTTCCAAAAATCCAGAAACTGCTACAATTCCATCTTTGACCTCTCCCAAAGTGGTAGAGAAATTTTCAATACTTTCTGTGCTGCCAAAAGAACCTGAAAGCTTCTTGATATCTCCTATGATCGCCCCAGCCGCATCGCCCAGCGCCGTTCCCGCTTCCAATGCGTCCGTTTTGAAAATATCCCAATATGGTTTTGATTTCTCAACCATTGATTCTATTTTATCGACAGCCTTTTCGATCCCTTTTCCGCTGGCAAGCTTTTCATCAATTTTTCCAACCGTCTCAGTTGCGATGCCAACCAAACCTCTCATTTTTCCGCCAACCTGGTTGAATGCAGTAATTCCAAGTCCTTCCATAGCAGACTGCAGTTTCACGACATCGTGCTGAAGATTATCCATTTTGATCTCTGCCATTTCTTTGGCTGCACCGTCACTGTTATAAATGGCATTGGTTAACTTGTCAAAATCCTCTGGTGCCGCACTCACGATTGAAAGCAGACCTGACATACCCTCTTTTCCAGCTAACGTAGCAGCGTATTTGGCCTTTAACGCTCCCTCTGCTCCATAAGCCTTTTCCGTTAAATCTGCTAATGCTTCATTATACTTCTTTTCTGTCAGCTCTCCATTGGCATACTTTTCGTCAAGTTTTGCAAGGTTCTCTTGGAACTGATCCATTGGCATTTTGCATTGTCCAAATGCACCGCGCAGATCGGTTACAATGTCCATCAGAGACTTCATCGAGCCATCACCATTCTGCAACGATATGCCCAAATAATCCATTGCGTCACTGATATCATCTGTTGGCTTTGCAAGATTCGTCAGAATAGTTCGAAGGCTACTTCCGGCCATGCTGCTTTTCAATCCTGATGAAGCCATGAGACCGAGAGCGATGGCTGTATCTTCTACACTATAGCCTAACGATCCAGCTACCGGAGCCGCATATTTAAATGATTCACCCAACATGGCAACATTTGTATTGGAATTGGCCGAAGCCGCTGCAAGAACGTCAGCAAAATGTGAAGCGTTAGAAACTTCTTTCGTAAAACCATCTTTAATAATTTTGGTTGTGCCATCTGCTGATAAGCCGAACGCTGTCATCGCATCTGTTACAATGTCAGAAACGCCTGCCAAATCTTCTCCCGACGCTGCGGCTAGATCCATTACACCTTCGATTCCATTTAACATATCCTCAGTTTTCCAGCCGGCCATTGCCATATACTCCATCGCAGAAGCTGTCTCGCTTGCGGTGTACTGCGTGGATTTTCCAAGCTGTTTTGCCTTTTCAGACAGTCTATCAAAGTCGGATCCTGTAGCTCCGGAAATAGCTGCTACAGACGACATAGCATTCTCAAAATTCGCGCCAGCGCTTATTGCACCAGCAGTCAAGCTTTTCAGTCCGCTTCCGATTGCCGAGACTGCCTTGGATCCAATCGCCGCCATAGCACCAAATCCAATTCCACTTGTAAGCGTATTTTTCAGATTATCAGCATAACTGCTACATGATTTCATCATTGACGAGAAGTTTTTATCTTCCGCGCACAAAACCGCTTTTACGCTATAAGATTCTGCCATCTGTTCGCCCTCCTTTCTTTAACAACTTGGATATTCCAACAAAACGCGGATCGCTCTTCTTATGTTTCTTTTCCTTCACATTTTTTAATTCTTTTTCATAGTCGAAGAAATTTCGGAATCTTTTGTATACTGGCACTGTTTTCTTCCCAGATTTTTTCTGCGCCTGGGCAGCAAAATTCAGAAAGGCTTGCCGATGTGCCCTGTATTCGTCGTCTACTATCCGATATCTCAGCGCTTCCATCATAATTTCGTACTGTGCTATCGTCAGACGATCAACCTGCTCAAACGATGTGAATCCCAAATACCGGAAGCAGCTGATTGCAGCTTCCCGGTATTGTTCTTCGAAGCTCGCCTCTTCATGAGTTATATCGCCTACTTCTTCGCTTTTTCTTCCTCGATCGTCTTCTCGAGATTCTGGACGCATTTCTTCGTAGCATTTGCACTCTTTAAGAAACCCATCGTATCTTCGAAGAGCTGATTGATATCGGTATCCGGATCATCAATATATTCATCCAGAATTTCTGTAGTTGCTCTCGGATTCTGCCCTTTATTCGCTACGAGTAACAGATCCTCAAGAGACTCTACATCTCCGTCCATGATCCCTGCCACAGCGTATCTCAGGCCAATATTCTTCTTAGCATCTTTTACTCCGTCTACCGGCATAGTTACTTTTTTATTCATTTCTCTCATGAATCCCATGCCAAAATTAAACTGATACACCTGTCCATTGATTGTAAGTTCCATATCATTTTTCTCCTTTACTGTTCCAAAAAGAGGACGATTGCTCGCCCTCTGCATTTTTACGCTCCTGTTTTAGTTGTATCTGTAAATACATATGCCGCTACTTCCTGCTGTGCGGCTGTCACTGTCACATCGCCTTTCTCGCCGGTTCCGTTTACGCCAAAGGTAAGGGATACTTCTACCATATCCTCGGCATTCGAAGTCTTTTCCAGCTCCGTTACGTACCCCTGGAAATATTTTCCCTTGAATTTATTGCTTCCGCTGGATGCTGGTTCATCCAGATTTGCTTCCCAGATCTCGACCAGTTCATCATTGATCATGGCATCTTCAAGAGAGTCGATCAGTGTGTCGCCCTTGGCAAGAATACTGGTTGCCGTAATCTCAACCTCGGCTGCTCCCGGGGTTCGAATCGTGCCGTCCTTGGTCTCTGTGGTATCGGCATCTTTGCTTGTCGTTCTTCCGTTTTCTGTAGTAAAGGCTAATGCTGTAGCTGCATTTTTAGCCGCGTCTTTCTTGAGACGGTACAGATAGACGATCTTTTTGCCACGGATCGCATCTGCAAATAACTGCAAATCAATTGTTTTTCTCATGCTGTTCTCCTAACTGAATGAAAAGGTCACTTCCAGAATTCCGTGAAGAAGTGGCTGTTTCGTTGTTATGTCCGCCAATATCTGCTGATTCATTTCCTGCACGGACCAGGAAAAGTGGCCGGTATGTTCTAATTTCCTGCAGATCTGTTTTGCCTGCAGCAGTATCTGTGATACCGTTCCACGCTGCCGTGGATTGCTGTGCCATACATGGATCGTCTGGCTGACCGTCCCGAACACAGCGCTTTTATTTTCCCTGTCATTCTGGTCGTTGTCTGCCAGATAAAGAAACGGGTATGGCGTGCCTTCCGGCGGCAGAAACGTATCATACACGCTGTCCGGATATTCTTTTTTCAGTGCAACCAGAAGGGCACTGAACAATTCCTGCTGTGGATCCATCAGTTCACCTCACTAATTTCTTCATATCCGACTTGAATTTTTCCTTCTGCTGGTTATAGGACGGCCGCATATAAGGCTGTGCGTTCATAAAACGGGTACCATGCTCGACATACGTTGCGTATTCTGCTGTAGGCTCCACTTCAGCTGTAAGACCGCCATCCCGGATTTCAAGAACGATGCTTCGTTTCAATGTTCCTCCTACGTATCCCGGTATTCCGGTACTTTGTGGAGTTCCCACCGGAGCCTTTCTTTGCGCCGCTTCCTGCAAAGCCGCACCATTTGCTTTCACTACTCTCTTTACATCACTCATCTGCACATTTTTCTTCAGCTTCACCTGAAACTTTTCCATTCCTTCCAGCTTGATTTTCGGCATCAGACCACCTCCGATAGTATGAATGTCTGTTTTACACGCAATTTCCGCGTATAGTCCACTTTGTAGGTCGTGTTTCCAATCCGGATCCTGTCAAACGGCTTCTGATAATGGTTCTGGAGCTGCACTGTCACGCTGCCCTGACGGATCCCACCGTATACGATCTGCATGATTTCCGCCCGCGTATCCATCACAGATGCCATTTTCCGCACCTCTGTTACCTGATCGTCGGCATAGTTTCCAGTCGTTGGATCATACTCACCCGGCAGGACTCGCCGGAAGAAAATTGGCGTATCGTATCTCACAGAAACTTCACCTTTCCCTTCCTTGCCTCCCGCTGGCTGTCCAGATAAGACTGAATATCATCCATGTACCCGGCAAAATCATTTTCAGACCAGGAAAGGCTCTCGCCCTCAACACTGTGAGAGGAGAGCCCTTCTGATCCGATTCGGTTGAATCGAATGACTGAAACATCCAATATGATGTATTCCATTTCTTCCGGCGGCTCCAGACCGCCAAGAAGAAATTTCAACCGCTGTTTCGTGGCATTCAGAATCAGCTGTAGCTGCTGTTCTGTCTTTTTATCTGTGTCTTCCAGTCCAAGAAGCAGTTTCAGATCTTCGAGCATCGACTGCCTCCTACTTCTCTGGTTCTTTTACCAGTTCGATCACCGGGGTTCCACGCAGGTTTTTATCCGAAGCAAGCTCTTCCAGACGCTCTTTCGAGACCTTGATTCCCTCGCGCGGGAAAACATCACCCTCTCGGTACTCATGGTCATCGTCATGAAGATCCGTAAAGTATTCAATCACCCTGTACATAGGTTCCTCCTTCTCAGCTCTTCACAGCTACTGTTACATCGCCGGAACGGACTGCTTTATAGTTCTGATCACACTCAACCAGCGTGATGTGATGGGTTTCTGTAGATGCGATTTCGGATTCTCCATCCCATTTGCTCCAGTTTTTCACGTCATCGCCGTATTTCACGGTAGTCGCGGATGCCGCATCTTTGTACTTCCAGCAGTTTTTCATAGACATCAGCTGCTCTTTTACGGAGATCTTTGTTTTTCCGGTTTCAGAACCTTCTGCGGATGTCAGGGTCAGTTTTCCCAGTGTCTGGGTATCAGCTCCGCCAACAGAGATATAGGCGATCGCATCCAGGTACTCACAGAAGATCCGCAGTCCCATGATTGCAAACAGATCCGACATTGCACGCTCATAAGAGCCCTGAGAGTGGAAACCGATGAAATTTGTGGTTGGATCTGTGGTATAAACCAGGCCTGATTTTGCAAATTCAGAATCACCCGGGTCAACATAATATCCGATGATATTGTTGAGCGGAGTGGCGATGACTACGTTTTCCGGAATTTCAGAGCTGATAAAAACAACCTCCGCTCCAAGGAAATTTTTCATGTATTCAAAGCCGAATGCCGTCTGCAGCGTGATGTTCGCAGCGCCAACATATTTGTATACATCCAGTGTGTTCACCCAGAGGGCTGTTCCGGTTGCACTTCTCCGCATCTTTTTAAATTTGTCCTTTACTTTACCGATTGCCATCGCAACCGCCATCTGCCAGGTGCTTTCATGTCCGGTCAGGGATCCGGCTTTCAGCTGAGCATAGAACTTATCCATGACCACGTTCTGCAGATCCGTTTTAAATTCTTCATCTGTGGACTGTACAGCGGCATCATAGCCCTTTTCTGCGATCGCTTCCAGGGATACACCTTTTCTGTACTTTTCGATCCGAATGGTATCAAACGGTGTCTCCACTACCTCATAACGGGAATACGGGATTTCCTCACCCTCGCCTACATCGCCGGACTGAAGGGTTCCTGTTACTTTCTTTGTTTTTAATACCGAATTGTTTTCTTTTCGGATCATCCGGGCAATACCAAGAATGTCCAGAAGTGCCTGAATATTCTTTCCAAAGCTCGTTACGAAGTCAATCTCACGGGCTTTTACCTGGATCTGCGCCTGCCCTGTCATGTTCTCCGGTGCTGCAAATACCTGCAGCCCTAATTTTCCAATTTTGTGCATATGTTTTCCTCCTACTGAAATAATGCAATGTTTTCAGCGATCAGCTTCTGTCTTTCCAGCGGATTGCTGACCGCCATGATCTGTTCTTTCGTCATGGATTTCCCGCCGGAACCGCTTTTCGGTGAATTTCCTTTCAGAGCTTCTTTCACTGCTGCCTGGACAGCTGCTTTGTACAGCTTGGAAAAAGATTCCACTGCTGTCTTGGTATCCTCTGCATTGTCCGATACCAGATGCCCCAAAAGTTCATCAGGAATGTTGATCTCTTCGTCTGCCAACATCTTTCTGGCTGTCTTTGCCATTTCCGTAACAGCATTCTGTCGCTTCAGATCTGCCAGCTCTTTTTCCAGCTGTCTCGTTTTGTATTCGGCTTTCTCTTCCTTGGTCATCTTGGCCAGTTTTTCCGCTTCCGAAAGTTTATCGTCCGTCAGTGCCTTCCACTTTTCCTGCGCTCTGGTCACTGCTGCATTTACTGCTTTCTGGATTCTACGGTCATACTCTGCCTGGTTGTCTCCTTCTTTCAGGAAATCATCAAAAGATACTTCGTTGCCGTTATCACCAGATCCTGCTCCAGCTCCGTCCTCGTTTCCGTCCCCGGCCCCGCTGCCGTCTCCTTCACCTTCTGCAAATAACTGCAGGTTGTTCATTGGAATTCTCCAACGCATGTTTCTGTACTTCATTTCTTTTCCCTTTCTGCCCCGTCCCGTTCCATGCAGGCCCGTGCCGTTGCTCCTGGTATTGTAGTTTAACGACATCCCGGTCACACCTGTTACACAATCCGGACACAGTCCGGGTATTCGTCAGCGATCATACAGATGCCGACAAAAAAGGAATCCACCAGAGTTCTTGCTTTCTCCGATAGATTCCCATACTGTATATCAACCCATCCGGGCGATACTTTGTATTCTATTTCATCCCTTGTCAGATCCTCAATCGAGCGGATCAGTGTCCGCACAAGGCTGGAAACGCCCGCACAGACGATGTCCTGCCCGTGCGGTGCGTACATTGCATGACCGGATACCTTGATTTCGTTCTTACGAACGGATACTTCAATCACTCTTTGATCCTCTCTTTCTTAAATGGGCATAAAAATACCACCGGCCTCTCGACTAGTGGTAACTATGAAATAATCGCGCCAAGTAATGCAGACAATATCACGTTGAATGTTTCAGCACAATATTCTTTTGCTTTCTGCATGCGGCTGTTTTCTTCCAGGAACTGTACGCCCTCAAACGTAATCTCAAATGGTCTGTCTGTTTGGAGCATTGGCGCGTCTTTTGTTTTGTCAACGACCACAAATCCTGTAATATATCCCTTCCTTACAAGTGTTGCAATGATCTTGCACCAATAGCTTTGCGGAATATCAAATAATTTTGAATTCCACGCGAACTGTTCGAGTTCTGGTTCTACACCGAGTTTCATGCATTCGTACAGATATCTCAGTATTTTATACATGATTACTTCCATGTCATTCTTTGCCATTATCGTTTTTTACTCCTTAAACAGTTTTATACGAACGGAACCATCTCTTTTACGTCCTTCAACGTCCTTTTTGCCTTTTCAAGCAACGAATTTTCGAACAGATATGAAATACCTTTCGGCGTGATAATGGTATCGGGCAGGCCGCCTAAAAAGACGCCATCTTTCGTATGATTGACGACAATGCCTTTTACATACTCTTCCGTAATCAGGCTTAAAATGATATACTGCCAATAATTCTCAGGAATATTATAAGCTGATGCTGTAAGGTAACACGCTTCTGGTTTTTCACCCTTTTTCAAGCATTCATACAGATATTTCAGTACCTGGTATACAATCACGAAATAATCATTCTGAGCCATTTGTCCTGTCTCCTTATCATCAGTTGATAATTAACTGATTCTTGCAAGAATCACAGTAAAAAGTATTGGTTTTTTCACGGTCGCCAACAGGAATCATGATTCCTGTTTTACATTTTTTGCACAAAACTTTTTCGCCTTTCCTCAAGAGCTTTACTCTCTCATGAGGCGGAATATTCAGAGTATTCGTCATAAACAATCACTCCCATTTCAGATTCGGATATTTATCATTTATATGATTAATTATATCCTGGAGCACTTTCTCTGTCAATTCAATGTTTTGATGCCTGTACTCGTTCACATAGCATTGCAGTTCTTGACTTTTGGTATTTGGCTTGTTGATTTTGGCATGCGTGGCCTCGTGAATCACCGTAATAGCCGTTTCACGAACCGTTTTGGTATTATCAGCATAAATGTTGATTTCTCCATCTTCGAAAAGTCCGTCCAGTCCTTCATCAACATCAACTCCGTACCATACCTTTATTTGAATATCATTTTCCTGAAGATATTCCAACATTTCCATTCCGATGCTGGACTTTTTCATTTCTTTCATGATATTTCGAGGTTTGATAACGTCTCGCCCCTTTGATCTGCCATCCAATGTTTGGAATATTCCTTCGTTGTCTTTATATCTTGCCTTTCTGTTTTTCGATGCTTCCCATTCTTCTGTGGTACCACCCTGCTCCAGAAAGTCCAACCATTTCTCATATTCTGCACTGTCTTCATAGGCTGCCGTGGAGCAGTGGCACCGTGGATGCATCGGCGGCGCGTTCGTTCCCGGCATCATATCCTGCACTTTGAAATGCTTACCATCCAACGCCTGGCACCGCTCGCAGACATCTGCATTCCCGCAGGCAACGTATGTATACTCCTCGAATCCGTTTCGAAGGTAGGACTGTTTCTGCGCTTCTGTCTGGACTCTGGCAAGCTCCGTGACCATGAGCCGCTCTGCATCCTCCCTGCTTGCGCCGAAGCGTTTCTGCAGGTGCACCGCAAGCTCCCGCGGGTTCTTTCCCTGGATCAGCCCCGTTTTCAACAGCTTATCCAGCTCTGCTTTCAGCATGTCCTGGTACATCCAGATCCGGTCAGAATAGGTGGCATTGTGGAATGATGCATCCACGATTGTCCGCGCCATTTTTCCATTTTCCTGCACGGAATTGCCGAGAATGCCCGCCTGTCTGCGAAACTCTTCTATTGTCTGCTGTGTCAGCGTCCGATCGAAATATTTCTGCAGTTCATCGAATCCGGATACCATTTCCAGCCCAATATTGGCTTTCAGCAGTTCCAGACGGTTGATCTTCATGGTTGCATTGTACAGCCGCATCTCTTCATTCGCCTGGTCGGAAAAATCTTTTTCTTTGACGTATTTCGCCGCTTTCCTGCCATACTCTTCGATATCGAGCTTGGAAACCCTTCTCTTTGCTTCTGCCAGCGAAATCTTCTCAGCATTGGCGTATTTTGCGTAAAATCCATCGATTTCCTTCTGAATCTGATCCGCCATATACGCATAGGTCTTCCGGATCTCTTCTGCATAGGTCTGCTCAGACATCTTATTCTTCTTGGCATGTTCCGTCTCACGTTTCTGCCAGTATTCCTTACTCGTCATCCTGTCCACCGCCGCCAAACATCTGCTTCATCACTGGATCCGCTCTCACCTTGTTCTGATCGGTATCAATTTTCTTGATTTCATCCTGTACATTGTCCACAATAGACAGCACCCCGAGCTGTGTTTCCTGGCTGACCACACCTTCCAGATTCTTCGCAATCTCTGCCTCTTCCTGCAGGTTTGCCGGGAAATTTGGTGTAAAATGTGGATGGATCTTCACCCAGTCATCTTTTTTCATTCCTGAGACCGGATTTGAGAAAATCAGACGATACCTCCGGTTCATTCCGCTGGTAAATTTCCGCTCTTTCGTTTTTTCCAAGTTACTCATTGCCTGCAGCTTATATTTCATGGCGATGCCGGAACTGGTGCCAAAATTCTCGTCCGAGATATTGGCCACCATGCTGATATGGAAAATGAGCTTTTCCAGACGATCGATCAGATGCTCCTGCGTGGTATCACCATCCGGTTTCTGAAGAAATTCGACAATCAACCGTTCGGTGTCCCCGTCGAAATTAATGATTCTGTCATCCCGGATATGCGCCACATCGTCTTTTTCCAGCTTGGAACCAAGAACCTTGAGATAGGCATCCGCGAAATAGTCAACATCATTGGCTTTCTCGCTGATCGCCTTGTTGTATGCATTAATCATCGTAAGGACCGGCTCGAAGATTCCCATACGCTCCTTGTTTTCTACGTACTCCGATGCCGGAACGCCGTCGAAGCCGTGTATCTTCTCGTCTGCATCCCAGAGCAATTTTCCTTTGATTGTAAACCAGCGGACCTTCGTCTCGTCCGATACGCTTCCATGAAGGATCTGATTCGAATCGTAATACAGCCGCACGAAATATCGTTCCCTTTCCAGCACGGAATCGTCGTAGATCATGAATGCATCCAGCGGGCTCAGATAGGTGATACCGATATTTCCGTTCTCATCTACGTAATACATTTCATAGCCTTTGCCGAAGATACTGCAGATCTTGGACAGTTCGGCATTGTTATCGTCCTGATCATTATACTGATCCAGAAAATCAACATATTTCTCAACCGCTTCGTTTCCATCGTCTACCTGCAGTTTGATCGGATGCCCGATGAAGAAACCGTTCATCGTATCCACGATGTATTTCGCAAAGTTGACCATGATCCGGTTGTCCGGCTTCCACTTGGGTTTTAACGGCTCATGCAGGATCGGGTAATCCGTCTCGTAGGCCTCCTGCAGCCTGCCGTATCTAAATGCGCACTCTCCGGAATGCCGCATGATAAATTCGTTCAATTTGGCATCTGTCAGCGTCTCTTCCGACGGTAGCCTATACAAATTCGTTCGCACTTCTATATCCCTCCTTTCACCTTTCTGTTCAGCCGTGGTCGCTCCCCAAGTATTGTATATACAAAATATCGTACAGCGTCCATCGCATGATCATATTGCTTCACTGGCTTGTCTTCTCCGTTTTCAGCAGCTTTTTTATCCCAAATATAAGATGCAAATTCTTTAATTGTATTTATACAAGTCGTTGAAAATACAATTTTTTGCAAATTCAATTTGGTTGCTACCAATCGAATTCCGTCCTCTACATCATTTTTGGCTTTTATGATTTTGAATCCACGTTTTCGCAATTCCGCAATAAAAGAAGCAGCCGCAGGATCCACTATAATTGCGCGAATTTCCATCTTATCCAGCCAATTTCCCAAGTCATCTGCATACTCTGCATCCGTTTTCTGCTTTCCTTCCTCTCGTCCAGAATAATAATATTCTTTCGTACAATACCAAACGCCATCCGTTCCTTTTTCCCACAGGAGAAACACCGTTGCATTTTGAGTTCCATAATCGCAACTGACATATCTATTGCTGTCAAGCAATAAATTTTCAAATAGCGATGGATCTTTCACATGTTGTGCTTCGCTGAACATATCGTAGATAATACCCTCAGCCATAGCCCACAGGCCCAGGATGTATCTTTTATAGAACACCCCGGTATACATGTTTCGATATCTGGTTTTTATTTTCTCAGATAGGCTTAGGTTGTCATCCATTGTAAAATGGAGATACAGCAGCTGTTTTTCTTTCCTCTTGTCAATCCAATTGAGCTTAAACCAGTGATACGGACCGTCCGGGTTGCAGTTAAACCAAAACTTGGAACCTTCAACGGAGCATCGGCCGGTTGCCTGATTGACGAAGGATTCCGGCATCAGTGCAACCTCATCAAAGAACACACCCGCCAGCGTGATACCCTGAATCAAATCTTGTGAACGCTCATCTTTTCCGCCAAAAATATAAAAGTAGTTCTCAGCATCGCCTTTTCTGATCAAAATGAGATTGTCCGCTCTGCGGTCAGTTACGGAATATCCTCTGGATTTGAGCATCAGTTTCAACCAGAACAGAACATTACGTCGGAAGGAACCGATGGTCTTGCCACACATGGCAAAGTTCTGACCGTTGAACGTATGCATCGCCCACATCACGAATGAGAGGGACATGCTGATAGTTTTTCCGGATCGGATCGCACCGTCAGCTATAATTCCGTCCTTATCGTGAACAGGCGAATCCTCGCACCACCAGGTAAGAACCTGATTCTGCTTTCTGGAAAACGGCGAAAAATGAAATGTCTGGTCTTTCTGACAATTTTTAATGTTTCGCGTGAGATTCTTCAGCTTTATTTTCAACGATGAGATCTTCTCATACACTCTCATCACCCCAGACTTCCTGCGCCACGGTATTCATCGCAGAAAGGAATCCATCATCGCCGGTTTCTTCCTGCTGAACATCCTGTTTACTCATTTCAAATTCAAGCTGCATTGTTGCCAGCTCCAGCCGTGCATCATCGTAACCAAATTTATGCAAGGCCTCGATGGCTCGCTGACGCCGTGCCTGCACACGGGTCAGGGCATCTTCTATGGACTGGATCTGTCCCAAAATCCCCTCGTATTCTTTTAAAACAGTTGGTTTTCCTTTTTCAATTCCAGATCGATATCCGGTAACACTCATTCCCGCTGGAACTTGTTCTTCTGGCTCAATATTTTCATCGGCCGTCGGCTGCTCCATGTTCTTCAGCATCTCAATTCTTTTCAACATCCGCCGTTCCCGCACAGTCAATAGCTGAATTTCCTGCAGGAGCAACTGCTCCTTGTCCGGCGTCACCATTTCAGTCAACCGTTTTTCTTCTGGATCCAGACAATCAAAAAAGAGAGCTTCAAACTCTCCTGTCTTAACTGCATTCTTATTTCCCGGCGGACCGGTCGCATTTTGATTTCCCGGTTGACCGCCTCTTTTTTTCTTATCCGAACGTTCGCTTTTTTTATCCGAACGCTCGTTATCCCATCTGTGAGTAGATTTCCAACGGCGAACAGTTCCTTCCGGCAGATTCAGTTGACTTGCAATCTCAACCAATTTCATGCCCTTCAGGTACATGGCCTTTGCCTGCTCTATTCTTTTATCTGGCGCCCGGGCCATGTTCCATCACCTCGATTCGTCGTTTTTTTGTAAAGCAAAAGCACCCCGAAGGGTGCTTTGTCTTATTTCTGTATGTTGCTATGTATCTTTCTTTTCATCATCATCTTTCGATTTTGAACGCTTTGAGCTTGTTATAAATCCAGTTGTAATTGATCCTATTCCTGTCACGCCCAAAAAGGCACTTGATATTGCACCAGCATTTTTAGGCACTAAACAAACCACTACAACACATGCTATTAAACAGCCAGCTCCTAATAAAAAAGCAAATATAATTCCCAATAGTCCATCTCTGACTTCGGCCTCTATCATCTTCTTTTCCATAGCTTGTCTATGGGACGACTGGTTTTCTGCCATAGAAATTATACGATCAGCGGCTCCGGGTAAAATCTCCTCATACTGCTTAATGATATCTGGATGTGGAATTGGACCGCTATGTTGCTCGATAGCTCTCACCACCACCCTTTTCATAACTGCTTCTGTCTCTTTTTCCCTAGCCTCAACCTCTAATAAGGCATCATCTTTATGTTCATGCTCTTCTATACTCTCGTGTTCCTTCTCGGATATAGTTTCCGACATTCTCCCAATCCTCTCTTAGTTTTTCATAGTCCCGTTCTCTCTCATTTGAAATTTCAGGCCATTTTTTTGCCCCTGTTAAATCCAAAGCCCTTGTAAAACCTCTAAAAAAACTTTTGCTTATTATTTCTTTCATAAAGTCCCATCCTCCTTTGTCTGTAACATCCTCTTCCCATTGAATCACTATAATTCCATTTTAATTTTTTGCATATTTTAATATATGCACTAGGGCTTTAAGAAATAACTTTACACTTGTATTTTAACATTTTTATCTTACAAATCAATAGTTTGTTTTATTTTATTCTACATTAGCCGAAAAAATTTTTCACTTTTTTTCATATATTTTCAAAAAACGCCCTGCATTTCTACAGGACGTTTTGGAAAAATATATGGGGATGATCTCCAGTCAATGGAGAGTTGGAACGGCAGGACTCGAACCTGCGCCTCGTGCCGGCGTCTCTGCGCTCTCCTTGAGCTACGTTCCAATAGCACTTCCTACCGTTTTTTGTAGTTATGGCACTACATAACTATAAAATTCAAGCAGGCCTTGTCAATCTCTCTAAGGCGGTGCATCGCTCTCAGTTCAGATGTCTGGGGCTTCGTTCAACACCGTGCATCATTCGGACTTTTTCCACGGGCTGATGCCGCCCAATCAGCGGCCAGGCTGTGACACCTGACCGCCGCTCAAAATACATGCAAGGAGATTTTTAGGAATGATCCCTTATCCATTCTCTGGCTCTTACACTATACCACACATGCAGTGTGTCATTCTATGTCATCTTGAAGTTCGTCAACGCCATCCCATGAATTCTATGTATCTGTTTCCAACTATAGCCCATTCTCTCCGCAATCTGCTCCCACCGCAGCCAATGAATATATCTCAATCTCAAGACTGTTTTTTCAGTCTCATTCTGCATCTGTTCAATTTCCCACGTAATCTTTCGCCGGATTCTGATTCTCAACTCCATCTGATCTTTCAGCTCCGTCAGCAGCTCATCAAGCTGTGCTGCATACTCTGAAAGATCCATGCAACTGCTCCCGTGCGGCATTCCATCCTGGATCAGCGCCGGAAACATTTTATTCATTCGCAGTTCATCAATCTCTTCTCGAATTTCTCGTTCCGCAAGCTCTGCCGCATGGTATCTTCTCAGGTATTCTTTTTTCTTCTCGTTCTCCTCTTTGTGCTGATCCATTGGTATCACCTCCCCATGTATGTTCTCTTCCGGTTGTTCTGTCTCTCATTCTGATCTCAACCAACTCCAGATGCGACACGTTCAAGACCTCCCGCACAACCTTGACCACACTCCAGATCTGTCTCGGCAGGCGACCGGCGTTTCGAATCGCTTTGTCCGCGGTTGGATCACGATATCCTTCACCATTCATTGTTTTTCACCTCATCCAAACTCCAGCTGTCCGTCATCGACGAATTTTGTTTTTTTCAAGCTTAACTTATCCCCCTGCTGTTTTAACCGATCGACACGTGCCTGCTGTTTCAGGTTTGCCATATAATTATCGTCTACTTCCGGCGGAATCTTCAAAAAATATTCTTCCGGAAGTGACATTCCAGCTTTTTCACATAACTCTGCAATATCTCTCTTGTAAGAAATAATATGATTTCTCGTCAGATTCATATTGCAGCCATCCGGCCAGAACGGATCATTGCAACCGTTTTCGTTGATATGGTTCCAAGTAGCACATTCGCGGATTATCAGTCTGCAAAGAAATTTTATCTTCTTCTGTTTTTTCCATTCTTCCGTGCTTAATTCTCCCATTATTTCAAGAAGCCCGGTATACCCTTGCCCCGGCCGGAGGCTGGCTCCTTTCTTTGTGTTTGTTATTTTTTATGTTTCTTGTTCCATTCGTTCAGATATTCCATCTGTTCCTCGTCCTCCCGCGGATCCTTCGGCCGCTCTGGCCGGTTCAGCAGCAACGCTGCTGCTCCGATTACCAGCGCACAAAATACTACTATACATTTGGTAGCAGTGTTAAATCCTCTCTCTGTACTCTTGTGATGTATGAATATTGTCCGCAATGTGGGCATTTCTCCGTTTTAATTGTCAGCCCTTTTCCGCGCACAACCCCCGTGATTGTAACTGTCGCCCCTTTCCCTATCGCTACGCCTGCCACATTTCTTATATCGCGTTCCAGCGTTGCTTTTCTTCCTTTCAGCATTTCTCCAGTAAATTTTCTCGGTATCATTTTTCTTTGTCCGTCCTTTCATGTTTTTTCTTCCATGCTTCCAAGTATTCCATCTGCTCCTGATCTTCCCTCGGATCCTTCTCACATTCCGGTCGGTTCAGCAGCCATGCCGCCGCTCCGATCACCAGGACACAAAACACTACAATTCCGATGATTTCCATTCTACGCCTCCTCTCTGCCCTTCCAGCAGCGTTCTAACTCTTCCAGGACTGCCATGCATACCTGTTTTACAAACTTTCCATTACCGAACGATTTCGCAAGCTGAGAGCATTCCCGGACACTCTCCTCATAGTCCTGTTCTTTCCCTGGCCGATTATAATACTTCTTGAAGAATCGCCAGATCTCTGTAAAGAATTTAAAATAATTCATCATGGCAGCTCCTCAATCCGGATATAGATACCAGGCTTCTCCGCCCAGAACTTTTCAGTAATTTCAGATGCCACCAGCGCATCATCCTTCCAGAAGCCTACCAAAGTCATGCAGTCTTTTAACATCTTCTGCAGATTGTCTGTGTCTGGCTTTGTGATCCTGTACTCTCCGTCCTTATGTCCATTCTTCGGGAAACACCACTTGGTAATCAGCCTTACGCCCGTTCTGTACGGTGCCATAATGCGATACTTGTACAGGTTGCCAATCAATTTCTCCTTAGCCGCTTTCAGTTCCGGCGGATCATAGAACACAGGTCTGCCATTCACGATTGTGACCTTGTGCTCCTGGTGTGTTATTGTTGGCGGTTCCATCGCCATAAAAAACTCTGTCATCTTTCATCATTCCTTTCCTGCGCGTCTGTGCTGGGTGGGTATGCTCCTAACCCGTTGTGGGGGCGTACTCAATCGCCCCACACTTAGGGTGGGCATGCCCGCACATTCCCGCCCGATTAGGGTATATATTTATATACAGGTGCCGGGCGGGCATTCCTGCCACCTAAAAAACAAGGTGTCGGGCAACTTTCTGCCCGATGCCCGTTACCATGATTACGGGCATTCCCGTGACCTATGTTATTTTAGGTGTCGGGCATTTGCCCATGACCTAAAATGTTTCAGGTATCGGGCAAATACAACGTGTATCTTTATTTACCATAAATCCGATTTCTTTTAATGAATTTCGAACCGTTTTTTCCTCCGGATATTTCTCGCCGGTTGCTTCTGCATCCGATTTCAGGACTTCATACAGCTCCTTTACCGTCGGATATTTATCCTCATGAGTAAACCGGAAATTTTCTATCGCCATCTTATATTTTTCCTTTTTGGCTTTACGCGCTTGCTCTCCTTGTTTCTTTCTGGCTTCTCTACCTTTCTGCCATGCCGGTTTGTCTGCTTCCAGCTCAAGATCTTTCAGCACGCCGATCTGATCCAGGCAGTGAACCGGATACTCAAACCACATGTTGACCGGTTCGAACTTTGGAAATTCCCGAAGTGTCCCTTCGATTCTCCATGCCGTATTGGCCTGTACTGCCGCTTTTGCCTCTGTGATCTGCTTATCCAGGGCTATCTTCTGCCACCGGTCAAGATGCGTCTCGCAGTAGCTCAGCATCTGCGCACTGCTTAGTAAATCGTCCTGCGAAAGATCATCCTCCCACTTGAAATGCGCATCCAGATAGTCCGTACACGCCTTGCAGATCGCTTTATTTTCTTCCTGCTTCATCAGCGCTTCTGTAGGCTCCAGCTCGATCAGATCCAGCAGGGCATCCGGATCACGGGCAAATACACCGGAACCAGAAGCACGGTCCATAGATTTCTTCCCTCCCTGATTTCCTTTGCTGTGATGATGGCAGTAGATTACCGCACATCCAAGCTCTGTGCAGACTTTGTCGAACTGGTTACAGAAATTTGCCATCTGATCTGCACTGTTCTCATCTCCCGTTATGACTTTATAAATCGGGTCAATGATAATAGCCACATAGTTTTTCTTTGCAGCACGGCGAATCAGCTTTGGTGCCAGCTTATCCATAGGGACTGATTTACCACGCAGGTTCCAAATATCAATATTCTGCAGATTATCCGGCGTAAAGCCCATTGCTTCGTATACATCCTTAAAACGGTGCAGGCAGCTTGCCCGGTCAAGCTCTAGGTTGACGTACATGACCCGTCCCTGCGCACAGTGCCACTGCAGCCACTTCTTTCCTTCTGCTATGGCTATACACAGCTCGATCTGCAGGAATGACTTTCCCGCCTTGGATGGGCCGGAAATGAGCATCTTGTGGCCTTTTCTCAGGATCCCATCAATCAGACACGGCGACAGCTCGGGGAGGTTATCCCATACACTTTCCAGCCCTTCCGGCTCCGGCAGATCATCGTTGACACCCTCAATCCACTCGTACCATTCATTCCAAGACTGTTTTCCGATGTTAGTATCTACTATGAACTGTTTCTTTTCACCACGCTGCACTCCTGGCATTCTGGATAGTCTCGATGGATTCCGGTTCTGTGTATCCACGTCAATTCCGTTTTTCTGGCAGACTTCATACAGATAATCAACCCGTTTTCGATACTCGTTGTAATCTGCCGCATCTACCCGCACAATAGCATGCAGGCTCTTTTTTCCGGAATATACCAGGCAGGCGATCGGAAGCTCCAGCTCCCGCAGGATAGCGTTTTGCTGTTCCAGCTCCATGTGATCCGATTCTACTAAAGCATACCGGTACTCTGTTACATTTTCATTTTTACAGCCGTTTCCGTCCAACGGGTTGAAGCGGATCCACGCTCCGGCTTCCGGATTGTAGTCACCAAGTACTGCGCCAATGTCCCCTTTACAGTCGTTCAGCAATTCAATCAACTGTCCGGCAGTACGGTCCCAGCTGCCTTTTTGTGGCAGCCAGCGCGTACCTTTTTCATCTGTCTTTTCCCAGCTTCCAGTGACGTATCCTACGTTTTCTCCTGCTTCAAACAGTGTTTCCAGATACGTAATCAGCTGCTCCGCCGGATTCCAGTTGGAAGGCTCCTGTATCTCTTTCCCTTCCAGCCAGTTTTTATCCACAACAACACGGTCACTGTCCACCGCGATACTGTCGTTCCAATCCAGTTCATGGCCCTTCTCCGGAACCCATCCATGATCCAGGGCAAGCTGTACGATTGTGCCGCCGGTTACCGGTGAGGATGAGCCGGAAAAGGTTCTCCATTTTTTCTCACATTCATTTGCATGATATCTGCCGTAATCTTTCTGGCTCCAGGCATCCCATACAGACACCGGATACCCTTCCTGTTTCAGAGCCATTCCAACAGAACACCATTCCTGATAAGTAAGCTCGGATGGATTGATATGTTCTATAATTTCTGTAAGGCTCGTCCTCTGTTCCATAATTTTTAAGCTCCTTTATACTCTCTTGGATTGATGTCCATTGGAACTCGCCATCCATTTGCCGCAATCCGGTCAATCAGATTTTTTGCTGTCTCGAACTGCCAGGTTCCTACATGCTCAAATCCTCTGCTTTCCAGAAAACGGATCTGTTTTGGTGTCGTCAGCCCTTCTGTACGCCGTTTATTCAGTCGATCCAGGATCTTTTCTGCCTTTCCTGCATTTTCGATTTCATCCGGCATAATACCCAGCTTTTCCAATGTTTTTTTCTGCTTTTCAGACGGTGGTCCCATTTCCCATCCAAAAGAAGGCACATAGCTGGACAGGTCCTCTGCCTGGATGGACATTTCAAACTGCAGCGGATCCACCAGCTTCTTTTTGCGCTTCTTCATTTCAGAAAGCTGCTTCGCCAGCGCCTCTTCTCTTTGTGCCACAACATCCTCCGATGCTTTCTGTTCCGCTTCTTCGAGATCAACCGGCATGCCTGCTTTCTTTTCCAGATTTTCTGTCATCTGCTGGGCTACTTCCTCATTCTCGCAGATCAGGCTCGCCGGATGACACAGCTCATGCCGCTCTGTATGCCAGAGGAAATCCAACAGCAGTAAATGGTCTTTTCCTGTTTCCGGGGACAATCGGGTACCACGCCCCACCATCTGACAATACAGGCTCCGCACCTTAGTTGGTCTGAGAACCACGATACAATTCACCGACGGGCAATCCCAACCCTCTGTCAGAAGCATTGAATTACACAAAACGTTATACTTTCCAGCATCAAAGTCTTTCAAAATTTCAGCTCTGTCCTGGCTGTCTCCATTTACCTCTGCAGCCCGGAATCCATACTGATTCAGCAAGTCACGGAATTTCTGGCTGGTCTTTACCAGCGGAAGGAATACCACTGTTTTCTTATCCATGCAGTATTTCTGCATTTCTTCTGCGATCCCCTGCAGATATGGATCCAGTGCGGTGCCGATTTCGCTTGCTTTAAAGTCTCCAGCCTGCACTGATACACTACTCATATCAATTTTGAGCGGAATAGTCAGTGCCTTGATTGGGGACAAATACCCTTCTTTGATTGCTTTCGGAAGTGTATATTCATAGGCCAGCGATTCAAAGTAAGCCCCAAGGTTCCGCATATCGCCGCGATCCGGTGTCGCTGTTACTCCCAATACATGCGCATGCGGGAAATGCTGCAGCACACGCTGATAGCTGTCCGAAATGCAGTGATGGGCTTCATCAATGATGATTGTATTAAAATAAAAAGGATCAAAGCTGTTCAGACGTTTTTCTCTCATCAGTGTCTGCACAGAACCAACTACTACGCGGAACCAGCTCCCCTGGCAGGAACTCTCTGCCTTTTCAAGCGCACAACCAAGACCGGTTGTCTTCATCAGTTTATCTGCAGCCTGTTCCAGCAGCTCCCCTCTGTGTGCCAGGATCAGAACACGGTCTCCCTGCCGGACACACTCTTCTGTTACTTTGGCAAAGACTACTGTCTTGCCACATCCAGTAGGAAGGACCAGCAGGGTTTTTGATACCCCGCTGTCCCACTGTTCAAAAATAGCTTCCTTTGCTTCTTTCTGATACGGTCTCAGTTCCATTTAAAATCTCCCTGGCGTAAATGCTGGCTTATCCGAGTCTTTCGGATACAGCTTTTCGATGTAATTGAACTTTTTACTTGGATCTTTGATTCCCGGCTTCACGCCGATTTTTGCTCTTGCCGTTTTTCCCGGAAGTGCATTCCAGTCCATTCTGAGCTCTTCGCCCTCTTTTTTCAGTCCAACACCACGGAACAGCTCTGACAGCTTCCATTCCAGACTGCTATGTAAGATATAGTTCTCGCGAATTGTAATCTCACGGTCTGGTCCGTGTACAATAAAGTACACGACTGCCATATTGCATGGCGGGAGCTTTCCTTCTCCTTTGGATCTGCTGCGGTCATATTTCTCGATGGTTACGTTGTAATCCCCCTCCGGGATTGGATCAAAGTTCTGGGAATCTTGTTTAATAGAATCATCCCATCCAAGTTCTCTTCCTTCTACTGACATAATTGTTCTCCTCCTTAATTAAATGGAATTTCCTGTTTTTCTTTCATTTCTTTGATTGCAGCATATACCTGGTCCCAGCAGGCTACCAGAAGCCCCTCGATAATGCCAGGATTTACGACATCGTAATCTTTGATCTTTGTGCCGACCGGAACATACCCTTTCGCTTCTACGACGTTCTCCACGTCCCATTCATCTACGTGATAAGTTTCCATCAGGTCTCGCAGTGCCTTTGGGATTTCCGGATCCAGACTGTTCTCCCCTGCAGGATCCGGCGCTTTAGGCGGCTCATCCAGTGGAAGGTTCATCTGCTCCCCCGTTATTTCTTCTGTTGGTACAGGCTTTGGAGCTTCCGGAACGGGATCAGGAGCTGGCGCCGTTTTAGATGGTTCTGCAGCTTTGTACGGTTTCATATCTGCGGAAGCTTTTCCCTGTTCAACAATGCTCTGAATGACTTTGTAGTCAAACGGAACCTCATCCGGCAGACCGAAACGGTTCTTTGCATCCCAACAGGCGTTGTGTGAAGTGTACATGACACGCTCACCGCCCTGCGCTTTCCTCTTCTTTCCCTTGTCATCAACTGCAATGGAAAATGTTTTGTAGTTGGCAAACAGCAGCATGTCCGCCCATTCCTTGATCAGCGGCGATGTCTGCGATGTTGTTTTCTTTCCAAGCTTCAGTTCCCATCGGTCATAAGCTCCAAGCTCATCCGGCTGTTCGAACTTTTTAATCTGTGCATGTGCTGTAAGAACTACATTGACACCAGCTTCCACCACCTCAGAAAGTCGGTTCAGGAACCGGCCAATCTCCTCTTTTACGTAGGTATAGCCGTTTCCATACCCGAAATCCTCGATTCCAGACTTCCGATGCTTATCGCAGATAAACTGGATGCACATAGACTCCGCCCAGTCGATCGTATCAACCACAAGCGTTTTACACACGTCCGGATGCGTCCGGATGTAGTCCACCTGGTCAAGAAGGTTCTGCCAGCTTGTAGCTTTTGGCAACCGGGCAACATCCATTGAGTTCGTGCTACCCTCAGTGTCAATGAACACCGGATCCGGGAATTTACTGGCAAACGTAGATTTGCCAATTCCTTCCGGACCATAAACCACAACTTTTTTTGCACAGGGAATCACACCTTTGATAATTTCCATTAAAATACACCTGCCTTCCATGATTTCTGCTGTGGCTGTTCAGCCTGCGCCTGTCCAACCACATAACCGTCTTCGATTATGATGCTGCACTCATCACCGGTACTTACCCTGGTAGCGATCGCCTGCAGCCCTTCGCCCTCCAGCCAGGAACCAAACTCCTGCAGTGTCTGCAGATCCATCTGTTCCAGTTTATCCAGGAGAACAAAGCCACACTCCGGATTCAATTTCCGAACAATTGCAGTAGATACCATCAGCCTCTCAGAGCCGGACATGTTGTCCCATTTCTGCCCTTTATACACCAGCTCGCCCTCCTTTACCGACAGTTCCGGAAGTGGCAGCTCTGCAGACGAAAGCAGATTTGCTTTTTTCTCCCTGATAGCATTAATTTTTTCTGAAAGCTGATCATACTGACGGCGGTATTCTTTGGCATCATCCTCAGCCTTCTCCTTGTCCAAATTTGCGCGTACCATCCGATTGATCTCCTCGATATTGGAAATGCTGTCTTCCAGATCCTTGGTAGACTGATCTACCAGATCGGCAGCTGATTTTTCAGCAATTTCCAGATCCTTTACCAGTTGCAGATGATGCTGTTTTGCTGCTTCCAGCTGATCAGACAACCGCTTTACTTCTTCATAAGCGCGTTTTACCTCTTCCCGGATCTTTCCTGCCTGTTCTCTTTTCCTTTGATTTTCTCCATTCTGAGCAAGAATGTCCTGCTGCTGCCGGATCAGCGCAGATGGTGAGACCAGATCCTTGGGTGCTTCCGGGTAATATGGCTGTTCTTTGGCAAACTTCTCTTTCTGATCCGCAGTCCGGCCGATGTACAGCCGATCCTGATACAGCTCTTTTTCTTCTTTCTCTAACTCCGCCAACTGGTTACCAACGCCGATGATCTGCAGCAACGTCTGTGCTTTTTCCTTCCCGGAGCTCTCCATGAACTTCGGAAGATTCAATGCCAGAGACTCGACAAAAGTGTTCAACAACGACTGTCCGGCCTTCTGACCGCTTGGATCCGTTACCTTCAACGCGCTGTTTTTGCCTTTACGCTCAACAATCAGGCCATTGTTCAACACAATTTTTAAGTTTGGCGGGATGATGGATCCCGCGCGTGTTGCATCTGATGGTCTGAAATTTTCGCCACCTAAAGCCCATGCAATGGAATCCAGCACCGACGTCTTACCCTGGTTGTTTCTGCCGCCAATGACGGTCAGTCCGTTAGCCGTTGGTTCCAACTTTACTGCTTTGATTCGCTTGACGTTTTCGATTTCAAGTTTATTGATTTTCACTGACAACTTTCTTATCCTCCTTGTCTTTGTTAAAGAAATTCCAAACCGTCGCTTCGCTGCAGCTCATTTCGTCTGCAATCTTTTTGTACGACCATCTGGCCTCTCGAAGCGCCCTCATTTTACCGGTATCCAGTTTCCTCTTACGGCCCTGTCCTGCAGGGCTCTTCGGGGGGGCGTTGGTTTTGCCTCTGCTTTCTGTTCCGGTTCTTTTTCCGGCTTCTCTTCCGCCTTAGTCTGCGGCTGTTTCATAACCGCAAACACAGCACCGGCCTCTGCAGCAGCACGGACTTCCTGCATAGTCATCCCGCTGATGGCCATCGGCTGCATGACATAAATATCATCATGCATGCCGTGCATTGTCAGATCCACCGCCTCGGTATATTCAACGATCTGCATTATTCTCACCCTTCTTTCAACGACCCTGAGCGGATCCACGCCGCAAACACTGCGTCTCGGCGCTCTTCTTCCCGCTCTTCCTGCTCCTCGCGGTACTCTTCGACGTAATCGCCGATCTTTTCGACCGCCAACGCCACCAAGAACATTCCAGCTCCCAGGGCGGCACGGCCCCACAGATCCGAGTCCACACCGCCGATGCAAATCCATGTACCAACCGCGCCGATTGCCAGCGCTGTTTTATCTGATGCTTTCATTTCTGCTTCCTTTCATACCCGATCGACTCCACCGCGGCTTCCACACGCTGGCGGACGATCTCTTTTGCTTTCTCTTCTCCGAGTTCCTCTGCTGTATACTGCTGTCCTCCGATCGTGATCCGAGTAACAACCATGATTTCTTTCATAAGGCATCACCTCTTCCTTATCTCCTTATCGTATGCAACCCGGCTCCGTAATGATTTTCTATTGATTCATAACCATTTTTGAGCTATTATGTAGTTGCAAATTGTTTTTGTATTGCGTCCCGCGGGAACTGGTCCTTCCTGTGGGACTTTTGCTAAAGACATCATTGACACGAAAGGATAAACGATACCATGCGCTTTTTAGCATTATTTCTTTTGGTTGTTGCATATAAATTTCTTACAAATTTAATGCATTATTTTAGAATCCAAAAACTACAAACATATTTTTCTGAATTTCTTGAGCATAAACGCAGCGATATGAATCTCTATCGTCAAGAAGTACTTTCCTTGTTTGAAAAAGCTCATGTCAAAGATATAAAAATCCCTGTATCCGAGCATATCGGAAATCGAAAAATTGTTTCGGGAAATGTAAGTACCTTCTCTATGTTTCCGAGCACACGAACCGAATTTTCTGTCACTGTATTAAACATGTTCGAAGAGGCAGAAGGCGTGTTCCGCAAAAATATGCTTGATAGTTTTAATCCGTTTTACTGGATTGATTTAATCGTTTTCCTTCCAAAATCATTACTGTCTTATATTGGAATATCCTCTGAAGTTACCGCTTACAAGATATGCAATGTCCTATTTACCTTCATCTGGTGGATACTCGGAATTCTTGTTGTTTATTTCAAACCCCAACTCCAAGATTTCGTTATCAAACTGGTGCGAAATCTTTAAAATGAATTTTGATAATATAACAAGTCCTCTTGCATTCCCAGTCTCTGCTATTTTCGCTTGTGAAGATAGCAGATTTTTTATTGCCTGTTCTCTTATAAATGAACCATAATTCATTTTCAAACAAATTCCTTTCTTTTGTGCTACAGAAGGTACTTTGCATCAACATCAAGTGCCGCCGCGATGCGGACTAAATCACTTACTTTAATCAGCTTCCGTCCGTTAAGCATATCGCTCAGCCCGTGTGCGTTATATCCGGCCTTTTCAGAAATATGTACCTGCTTCAGCCCTTTTTCAGCGATGATCCGTGCAATGTTCTCAGCTACCGGACTGTTACACTCCGTTATCGTCATCGCTCATCCCTCCTACAAATTTATTCACGAAGTAAATCTGAGCTTTCCCGGTTGCCTTCGGCGTTCTGGTTACGATGTTGCAGCCATTTCCGTCGATGTGCGTGCTCTCTTTGATTTCGAACAGACCCATGTTCATCGACTTCTGCGTTGGCATGTTCCAGTCGGAACCTTTTCTTTTAATCAGGTATCCATGGTTTCTCAATTACTCGAAGAGACGCTTCTGTCCGATGTCCACGCCGTTCTGGCGCAGGAGCTTCGCGAGGTCGCCGACCAAGATAGATGTCTGGCTGGTTGAAACGGCATCGGCGAAGATTTCCTTCGGTTTCATTCGTTCGATTGCCTTGCTCTGCTCCTCAATCGTCTTCTGTGCTTCCAGCACTGCCAGCGCAAGCAGTTCTTTTCCCTGCGGTGCCTGATAGCTACCAGTTTTCCGGATGGCTGGAAGAACCTCGGATGTCACCCAGTGCTTAAACCGCTGGGCGCTTTTTAATCTGCTTCCAAAAACCAACGCATAAAGCCCTGACTCATTAATTACCGTCATTTTTTGCTTTCCACCAAGGGTGTCGATACTTTCTACTCCCTTATCTTCATCGAAAACATGCGTTGAAATTGCATCCCTTGGATTTGTAAATCCTAATGCCGCTGCAACATCTTTTCCAACGAACCACGGATCTCCATTAATAGTTACCGTTCGGACATCGCCGAATTCTTCTGAATTGAAAATTTTTACTTTGTTCATTCTTCCTCCTATTATTTCTCTTGTAATATTTTTGTTACAGTGTTAGAATTAGTCTGTACCCTTATATGGGCAATGAAAGGAGCTGGTTATATTGACCAAACTTTTGACTTTGCCCTGTTCCCTTTATGAGCTATCATAGTCTTTCTCGTATTCGTCAGCTAATGGGCTAATCTTTTATTTGCAGAACTAAGACTGCGTAAGTGACGAAATATTTTATAGAAGCATTTGGCACTACAGATGTGATTGAACATGTATGCAACGGATCGGGGCTTCGGCAACGGTTGGGGGCTTAAGTGAACAGTCTGCAAAATATATAGGGTAAACAAAATTAGGCAAAAACTGATAGAATAGTGCTTCTGTCAGTTTTTTGTTCGCTTATCAGTGTCTTTTTAAGACACTTTTGAATCAAAAAAAATTGCATCCACATCCTGTGCCGTTAAATTATATCTCTCCTTCATCATTCGTATTTCGCCCTGCGTAAACTCTGCACCTCTTGTTTCATTTAGCTTATTTGAAAAAGTAGGCCGCGCAATACCAAGATACTCTGCCAATGTCTGTCCCGTATCATCAAACAGTTTCATTACAGACTCTAATTTTTTCTTATTCATTTTTTCACCTCTTTCTGTTTCTTGAATTGTGTCTTTTTAAGACACTCAAATAATATCATAGCTACAGCTGCCTGTCAATACACTTTTTCGTCTTTTCAAGACACTTTTTAAGATTTTTATTGCATTGTCATTAAAAATGTAGTAAAATTAAGACACTTCAAGGAGGTGCTATATATGTGTACAATGGCAATCAGAATCAAAAAATGTCGTTTAGAAAATAATTTAACGCAGGAAGAACTCGCTGAAAAGTTGGGATTAAAAAAATCCGCTGTTGCAAAATACGAAAATGGGCGTGTTGAAAATATAAAACGTTCCACCATCGAGGAAATGGCTCGCATATTCGATTGTACACCATCTTACTTAATGGGCTGGGATAATATGAACACTACCGTTGCCGCACATAAAGATGGGGATAATTTTACACCAGAAGAATTGCAAAAAATTGAAGAATACAAAAAATTGCTTATTGCAGCACGGCCGAAGGAGTGATTCTTTTGACTTATGAAGAAATGCAAAAATCACATAATGATTTGAATATTGTAGAGCTTGATCTATCAGAGGTGTCTGGACTAAAAGGATTTTATTATGCAGGAAATATAGCTATAGAGAAAAAACTTTCATCTATCGAAAAATCTTGTGTTCTTGCTGAGGAACTTGGTCATCATTATACAAGCTATGGAGATATTATGGATCAGGATATTGTTCAGAACAGAAAACAGGAACTCCGTGCCCGTCTCCGCGGATATGACATGCAGATCGGTCTGATCGGCATCGTCGAATGTTATAATCATCACTGCCGCTCTGTCTATGAGATGGCGGAATATCTGCAGGTAACTGAGGAATATTTAAAAGAAGCCCTTGAATGTTACCGCAGAAAATATGGAGAAAATCTTGTTATAATAGACAATTATGCAATCCGCTTCGTTCCGTCTTTACAAGTAACTGAATTTTGGAAATGATTTTTTCTTTCAAAGTGTAATTTTTTTAATTCTCAAACGTATTTATATGGGATGTTTTACCTAATATATGTTGAGGGGTGGTGCCTATGATTTTCCCGTAGCAATACAAATATAAAATATAATAT